AAATGTGTAACTGTTACCTAATGACAAACAACAATCTTCAGTATTATTGATGTTAAATTCGTGTGTTCTGAATCCATTACTATTAAATTTGTATGTAAGATCAATTTCTTTATTAACTATAGGTTCTGATTGTGTGAGCCTATTAAACTCTTGGTTTTTATATGGTAAATATTTACTCCACTGTAATAACTTTTTATCTAACTCCATGCATATATTTAGCATAATAATTTTTGATGGGTATTTTTAAACTAAAATGATAAATAAGTATACTAACTGGAGTTATAATATGGAATTAAAGAATTATATAGCAGAATCATTTAAAAAAGAATATGCTTATAGAGTTAAACTTGCACACGACTGTGGTGCAGATCAAATGGATATGTTAGAAAAATGTTTAGCAAAATATAATTTTGTCAGTGCATCTCCATTTCAAAGAGCTCCAATTCAAGAAAATCCAGTGGAATTCCAAAGAGCAAAAAATGCCAATTTTACATCAGAAGTGTGTAGCACAGATGTAGTTTTAAAATACCCAGTTAACGAAAGAATTTTAGAAGTTTGGTTAGCAGTAAATTTAGGTATAGATCACGAAAGAGTTCTATGTTATGGTGTTAAAGAACCAAGACGTGTAGAAGCAGATATTCAAGCAGAAAGACTTGCTAATGATCAAGACAGACAAGTAAGTGAAGAAGATGCTTTACTAAATGATGAAAGTATGGAACACTACGAAGCTCAACAAGATGGAATAGATGCAAAAGATTTTGGATTTGGTGAAGAATTTAACGAAGCATTTTTAAAAGAACTAGAAAAAATTAAAGCAGAAAAAGGTGCAGATTATTTCCGCAACTATCCTAGTAAAGACGAATTAATGGGTGATAATTTAAGACCTATGTATGATGCAATTACAGGAATGCCTAATATGGGTAGAGGTGCAGAACAGGCCAAACAAGTAGATAATATTGCACAACACGGTTCAAGAAGTAGATAATGAAAATAAATCATATTTTAAAAGAATACGAGTACGATCCAGCAGAGGATAGTAAGGCTGTCGATCAATACAACATGTTAAAAAGACAGGTTGGTGAGATGTATGCTGAAGCATTTTGGAGAATGTGGCGAAAAACTGCTAACGTAAATGCGGCTCTACGAATGACTCAAGAAGAATATGATAGAATGGTAAGATATGAATCTGTAGAAGAAGATAATTCTGTAGTTAAAGAAGCAATGAGTGATGCATACGGTATTGTAAGTGCAGAACCTGAAGTAGAAGGTTCAGTAGAGTTTAAACAACATAAAAATACAGATAAAGGCTCAGTAAGTATTGAAGCGGCAGGTGATACAATGCAAGATTTAGCAGATGTACTTAAACTTGCAGGACTTACTTTACCACAAGACATGTATAAAGATGAACCTCAAGCATCAGCAGACGATCACGAACCAGAACAAGAAGATGTTTTACTATCACCAGATCATGAAGATGACAAAGAAGAATCTCCTTGTGATAGTTCAGATGACAAAATGTCATACGAAACAGATAAAGAAATCTTAATTAATTATATTAAAGATAAACTTAAAAAAAGCATTTCTTAACATCATCACAACATAAATACTATTATGGCAAGAGGAACAGCAGATACCAGTCTGGTGAAACAAGGCTATAGTAAAACCGCATATACACCAGATTCCTTAGAAGATTTTAAAAATTGTGCAGATCCTGTGAACGGGCCTCTGTATTTTATGAACAATCACGTAAAAATTCAACATCCTACAAAAGGTGGCATAGACTTTGATCCTTTTTCATATCAGTTAGATCTAATAGAAAACTACAACAATTACAGATACAGTATTAATATGCTGGGCAGACAGATGGGTAAAACCACTGTGGCGGCAGGATACTTGTTGTGGTATGCTATGTTTAAGCCTGACAGCACAATATTAGTTGCGGCTCATAAGGCGGCTGGTGCTTTTGAAATTATGCAACGTATTAGATATGCATACGAAAGTGTTCCTGATCATATTAGAGCAGGTGTAACAGAATACAATAAAGGTTCTATGGCATTTGATAATGGAAGTAGAATAGTTAGTGCAACTACCACTGAAAATACTGGTAGGGGTATGTCATTAACCTTAGTTTACTTAGACGAGTTTGCCTTTGTACCACCACGTATTGCGGCTGAGTTTTGGACTGCATTGTCTCCAACACTAGCAACAGGTGGTAAATGTATAATTACAAGTACACCAAACTCAGATGAAGACACATTTGCTAGTATATGGAATTCTGCAAATAAAATGTTTGATGAACATGGTAATGAGCAAGATGTAGGTGTAAATGGATTTAAACCTTTATTAGCAAAATGGGACGAACATCCTGATAGAGATGCCAACTGGGCAATAGAAGAAAGAGGTAGAATAGGTACAGAACGTTTTAAACGTGAACACGAATGTGAATTTGTTATCTATGATGAAACACTCATCAATCAATTAAAACTATTAGAACTTACAGGTAAAGACCCAATAATGAAAATGGGTCATGTACGTTGGTTCAAGTATCCTAGTCCAGAACACATCTATGTGGTAACACTAGATCCAAGTACAGGAACAGGCGGCGATAATGCCGCTATACAGATTGTGGAACTTCCCTCTATGATACAGGTAGGCGAATGGTGCCATAACAAAACGCCTATAGAAGGGCAGATAAAGGTCATGTTAGAAGTAATGCATTTTATAAAGGAACAAGGTGCTCATACTATATATTGGACAGTTGAAAACAATGCAATTGGAGAGGCCGCACTTGTGGTAATCAGAGACACTGGAGAAGATGCTTTTCCTGGTGACTTTCTACACGAACCTAAAAGAATACAAGGTAAAACAGGTAGACGTGGCTTCCACACAACACATAAAGTTAAAGTGGAATCATGTATAAACATGAAAAGACTTATAGAAAACGATAAACTTATTATTAATAGTAAGGCTTGTTTATCAGAATTTAAAAATTTTGTTGCAAAGGGTAATAGTTTTGCGGCCAGACCAGGTGACTCAGATGACTTGGTAATGAGTATGATGATTGCTGTTAGAGTAATAGATTATGTAAGTACGTTTGAAGACGAAGTATATGATGCAGTCAATAACAGTTTGGGTGTAGATTCGCTTTATTCTACTGGTGGCGATGATGATGACTATGATGATCCTATGCCAATTGGCATAATCTGATAAATACTTGTATGGCAACAAATTATAAAGATATTTCAGAAAAAATATTTAATTTATTAAAAGGACATGGATTGAATATAAGGTCTTTTAATAAAGAAGGTAAAATTGTAATTGACCCACAAGAGGGTACAAGATTTGTCTGTGATGAACCTAATGTTTTAGTTAGAGTAGATGACATGGAAAAAGAAATATCAATGCAAACCAGTGAAGATTTTGCAGATCATAATTTAAGAAATCTATTAAAAGAATTAGCACAAGATAGTTTATTGTCTTTTGACTTTAGAGTATTTGACAAACAGTTAAAACCTAAAGGAGAAGAAATAGACGTTGCTCGTAGACAAGAGATTGATATGAATGAAGAATTAAATATATTAAGACGCCTATCAGGCTTAGAAGAAAATACTAAAGATAAATGTACAGCATGTGACAAAGATATGTCAGATTGCAAATGTGAACTTTGTAAAGACTGTGATGCAAAAGGTTGTGAGCATTGTGATGATGGTAAAATTGTAACTGAAGAACAAAATCTAAATGAAAATCCTATTTACGCCGGCGTAAGACTTTTAGGACAAATTTTAAAACAAGGTGCAAAAAGACCTATAACAACAACTATTGCCGCTGACGCAATCGATGGTGAATTAGATACCACACAAGGTGCAATAAGTTGGTTAGGTAAAGCAGTTGGAAATGCTTTTACTCCAGAAACAATTAAAAAAGCAGGCCCTATTATAGCAAAATATGGTATACCAGCGGCAGGTGTAGCCGCCGCTATATATGGTGGTAAAATACTAGCAGATTATGTTGCAGGTAAAAGAGATCAAGGTTTATCGGTATCGCAAAACAATCAAACTGTAAATGCTAGTGTAGATTTAGAAGAAAAGAAAATAGTATCTTTCCAAACGAGTGTTGGCATGATGCCTGGCTATAGTGATCACACTCCGTTAAGTTTCCAAGATTATTATGATTGGGAAATGAAAACTTCAAGAGACAAACCAAAATCAAACATTGTAAGTCAAAGACATGAAATATATGTAAGTGATTTTAAAAGGTATGTATCTGAAGCATTAGGCAAAGACGGTAAAGCACCAGCAGTACCTTACAGCAAATCTACTGAAAAAGATTTGGCAGACAGAATGCTAAAAAGCAAAGGCCCTTCACAACAAAAAGATATAGAAAAAATATCTAATGATGAAACACCTTATGACAAATACATGAGACATATGAAGGCAATTAAAAAACAACAGAATAAAGAAAGTGTTACTGAAGCAAGTTTAGGTAAAATGACTGGTAGCAGAAAGTCCAGTTATCAACCACTAGCAGACAATGTAAAAATAATTGTTAGACATAATAAAGAAGTAAACGAAGAAGTACGTGGTGCTAGAAGCAGAAACATCCACAGTATATTAATACAACGTGGAGAAGAGAAATTCAAGATGGCAGAAAACAATCTGTCAGCCGCAAGAGCAATGGCAAGGCATTTGCACAATGGCGGAGAAACTTTTGACGAAATAGGTGAAGCAATTACAGAAATGTCAAGAGAGTTTAAAAAATTAAAAGAATTTGTAAATTATGTTAGAAAAGCAAATCTAGTAAATGAAACAAATGAAGAATTTGTAACTATGGCAATAGAAAACATTAATGATATTAAAACAAGTTTAAAAAGATTAAGCGGCGTCAAGAGTTATTCAAACGAAGTAGAATCAGTATTAAATTATAATAATGTAGAAATACTACAAGATGATATAGATTTAGAAAGCAAATTTACAGAAACACATTTTGATGAAAAAGTTGCAAACGTTATGGATAGCCTAAAAGCAATGACGAGTAGAAAACAAAGTTTTGAAAATAAAATTGTTAAGGCAGTAGAATCAGAAACTTTTGCAAATATCAAAGATTTATTAAGTGAAAATGATATTGTTGATTTTGATACACCACATGGTAAACTTGGGTATCAAGTTAGCCAATTAGGTTACTCAGCAGAAGACAATACATTATCAAATTATTTACATAGCATTAGTAGTAAAATTAGTGCTGGTGGGCAACTTAACCAATTCGAATATGGTACTATTAAAAGTTGTTTACTAAGTGCAGGTCAGCACAATGTAAAAACTGCTCCTGTTGACGTTGAAGAGTCATATGAAGCATTTATTGACCAATTTGTAGAGTAATATAGTACTTTATAGATAAATAAATTTGTTGGTAAAATAATTTACCAATAGTTGTAAAAAGGTGTTGACTTTTTTACATCTTGGCATTATAATAGAAAAATAGTAATACCCTAAACACAGAAGGTATTACGAACATGGCAAATATAGGAGAAAATATCATGGCCTCATTAGCAGAAATAAGAGCAAAATTACAATCAATGGAAAGCAATTCCAAAGGTAATTCCCAAGCTCAAAGCGATAACGCAATATACCCATTTTGGAACATAGACGAAGGTAGTAGTACTTTACTAAGGTTCTTACCTGACTCAGATCCAAACAACACGTTCTTTTGGGTTGAACGACAAATGATCAGACTTACATTCCCTGGAGTTGTAGGCGGCGATCAAAAACCAACTACTGTACAAGTTCCTTGTATGGAAATGTTTGGTGAAAATTGTCCAGTATTAACTGAGGTACGTCCTTGGTTTAAAGATCCAAGTTTAGAAGACATGGGCAGAAAGTATTGGAAAAAAAGAAGTTACATCTTCCAAGGGTTTGTAAATGAAAATCCTTTAGATGAAACTGCACCAGAGAATCCAATTAGAAGATTTGTAATTGGTCCTCAAATATTTAACATAATCAAATCAGCACTTATGGACCCAGAAATGGAAAACCTCCCAACAGACTATGTTGCAGGTACTGATTTCCGTTTAGCAAAAACTACAAAAGGTCAATACGCAGACTATTCTACAAGTAAGTGGGCAAGAAAAGAAAGTTCTCTTACTGAAGAACAACTTGCGGCAATTGATACACATGGTTTGTATAACTTAAACGACTTCCTTCCTGCTAAACCAACAGCAGAAGGCGTACAAGCAATAGCAGAAATGTTCCAAGCAAGTGTAGATGGGGAATTATATGACCCAGCAAAATGGGGTAACTTTTTCAAACCCTATGGACTTGATACAGGTACACAAACACAATCAACAGTTGCACCGGCTCAACCTGCTCCAGCAGTACAGACACCTGCAACAGAGAGTGTGGCTCCTGTAGCGGAAACAACTGCACCAGCAGTAGAAACTCCTGCTCCAGCACCAGCGGCTGAAACAGTAGCAACTGCTCCAGCAGAAGATACTGGTAAGAAATCAGCAGATGATATTCTTAACATGATCAGAAACAGACAGTCGTAAGGAGAAATTATGCAAAAACCATTTGACTTAACAAAGTTCAGAACCGGTTTAACTAAAAGCATTTCAGGTATTAGTGCTGGTTTCCATGACCCAAAGGATTGGATCAGCACTGGTAACAAAACATTAGACTACCTAATAAGTGGGGACTTCAATGGAGGTATCCCACTAGGTAAAGTTAGTGTATTTGCAGGTGAATCAGGTTCTGGTAAATCGTTTATATGTTCTGGAAACATTGTAAAAAATGCACAAGATAAAGGATGCCAAGTAGTATTATTTGACTCTGAAAATGCATTGGATGAACAATGGCTACAGGCATTAGATGTAGATACGTCACCAGAAAAACTATTAAAAATTAGTGTTTCAATGATTGACGATGTTGCTAAAGCAATAAGTGAATTTATGAAAGATTATAAAAATAACTATGGAGATCTTCCTTACGAAGAAATGCCTAAGTTATTATTTGTGATTGATAGTTTAGGTATGTTATTAACGCCTACAGACGTAACACAATTTGAGAAAGGTGATATGAAAGGAGATATGGGTAGAAAACCAAAGGCATTGGCGTCTTTAGTTAGAAACACAGTTAACCAAATAGCACCCTTTCCAATAGGTATTGTCGCAACAAACCATACTTATGCATCACAAGACATGTTTGATCCTGATGATAAAATATCAGGCGGGCAGGGTTTTATATATGCAAGTAGTATTGTTGTAGCAATTAAGAAACTAAAATTAAAAGAAGATGCAGATGGAAACAAAGTATCTACAGTACAAGGTATAAGAGCCGCCTGTAAAGTTATGAAGTCCAGATATAGCAAACCTTTTGAAGGTGTGCAAATCAAGATTCCATATGAAACAGGAATGGACCCTTATAGTGGTATGTTAGAAATGTTAGAAGCAAAAGGCATTGTGGTTAAAGCGGGTAACAAACTTTCTTATGTATCACCAGTAACTGGTGAGGAAATCAAAGAGTTCAGAAAAGGTTGGACTGATGATAAACTTCAAGTAATTTTAGATGAATGGGGTCAAAATCCTATAGCACAAGAAGGTGTGCCAGAAGATATTGAACCAGAAGTATTAGAGCCAGAAATGGAGGAATATTCAGATGAATCCTGAAACTGAATTACTTTATAATGTATGGGATAGTATTAAACCATACATTTCAGTAAAAGAAAGACTTCATGTTGCTGAAGAAATTGTAAGAACATTTGATGATATGTTAGATATATCAGAAGTAGAAGATGCACTTAACCAGTTTGATTCAGTAATGAAGACAGCACTAATTAGTCATTTTGAATTCGGTTTAGAAGATGATGACGAAAAGGATTGGGAATAATTAATGGCTACCCATTATAATAAAATTGTTCAAGACTTAGGTAATATAGTTCCGGCAATCGAGTATTACGAAAAGGAATTGAACGAAGCCAGATGGGAAGTCAAGATCAAAGGGAGTCTGGAGAAAGCCTCCGCCTCCCTACCCGGTCTGACAGAGTTTCGCTTCAATCAACTACAAGAGATTGAAGCAATACTCGAACATTTAAATATAGAACTTCGCAGAGAACGTTCTAAAACATTCCGTAAATATTTAGAAAACTATAATAGAACTTTGAGCAGTAGAGATGCAGATAAGTTTGTAGATGGTGAACAATCAGTTATAGATCTAACTCACCTTGTAAACCAATTCAGCCTTTTACGAAATAAATACTTAGGCATAATGAAAGGATTGGACACAAAGCAATGGCAGATAGGACACATAACGAGATTGAGAACAGCAGGAATGGAAGACATAGTGATAGACTAGTCTACG